GCGCAGCAGTGCCCATACCCGACGATAACCATAGGTGGGCAGATCGCCGATAACGGTATGGATACGGGCCAGCGCGTCAGTATCATCAGGCTTGCGCTTGCACCGACGATCCTGCCAGTCCTTCGACCGACGGGCCATGGCATGCAGTTGCGCACGTGAGACCCGGAGGCAACGACTGACAAGGCTTATTCGCCATCCTCCGGCAACAAGGGCACGTGCGCTATCCACTTTTTTTGTCGGCCATATTCAACGGCTTCTTTTAGCAGCTCGTTTTCCATGGTTTTCTTGCCCAACAGGCGCTGCAGCTCTTTAATTTGCTTCATCGCAGATGCCAGCTCCGACGCGGGCACAACCTGTTCTCCTGCGGCAACGGCTGTAAGGCTGCCTTCCTGATACTGCTTACGCCACAGGAACAGCTGACTGGCAGCAACGCCATGCTGACGGGCGACCAGCGACACGGTCATTCCGGGCTCAAAACTCTGCTGAACAATGGCGATTTTTTCCTGAACACTTCGCCGTCTGCGCTTCTCTGGACCTAAAACATCAATCATTCGGACTCCAACGACTAGTCTAAAAACTAGTATTAAGACTATCACTAACTTAAGTGATACCAACTGTCTGGAGATTCAGGGGGCCAGTCTAAACGCCTACATGACTCCTGACGGAGTAGCAGATATACCTCGAACAGATATAGAGAATTACCTCACCAACCGCGGGATAAAAATCAATGATCGTTCAGTAGAATACGCTCGCGAGCTTCTCTCCGATAAGGTGCGCGGTTATATACTCGATCGCGTTGGCGTAGCTCTGAACGAACCGGATGCACGCACAATGTCGATCATGAAGCAGGGTATGCAGCGAGGCACTGCCTATGGCGAAATGCTGCGATTTGCATGGCAGTTTAAATCTTTTACAGCCAGCTTTATGCAGAACGCGATCGGTCGAGAGCTCTACGGGCGTGGTTATGATTTTGGTTCACTAAGCCAGAATAATACCTTTCGCAATAACGCTCTGATCCGGGCGATGCGTAATGGAAACGGTGAGCTGATGGGCATTGCTCAGCTTTTCCTGTGGGCGACGGCGTTCGGTTATCTCTCCATGCAGACGAAGCTGATGCTTAGGGGCCAGACCCCGCGCCCTGCCGACAATGTCAGTACATGGACAGCAGCCATGGCGCAGGGCGGTGGGCTGGGTATTCTGGGGGATTTCCTCTTTGGGGAGTACAACCGGTTCGGAAATACCCCGGCGACGTCGCTGGCTGGTCCGTTTGCATCAGATGCAGCACAACTGGTTAATCTTTTTGGACTGACGAAACAGGGGGATGCAAAAGCCGCTGATTACTTCAACTTTGCGATAAACCACACGCCGTACATGAACCTGCATGTGGTGCGCCCGGTGATGGACTTCCTGATCCTGAACCAGATGCGGGAATGGATGTCGCCTGGCTCTTTGCAACGCTACCAGCAGCGCGTGAAGGAAGAGCAGGGAAACGACTTTATTATCCCTCCTTCGCAGTTTATGTTGGGACGATAATCAGTAATCCCTGAACCCAAATTTTTGCAGGATTTTATTGATGCCGATAGTGGAATACCAAGCGATACATAATCCTGCAACAGTTCCGATTACTGCAAAAGGGCCACACAGAATGTTCAGCATTGAAAACCCATCATTCAGAACGGTAACAAAGCTGATTGCTATAGCAATACCGATCGCGAGATATATTACCTGGCTGTACTCACGGTTCATTATTATCCACCATTACAGAAGTATCTTTTTAATATAACAGATAATCAGCCCACTTAGGTGGGCTTAACTTCTTCCTCGATAAGAATCCCAGCAACTTTTACACCATGACATCAATCCGTCCGCATTGTTAGCATTCTTATAGTAACTGGTTCGTTTGCGGCGGATCTCGCAAATTGGACACCATTTGGTGTGCCTAGTGTTTTTGGGGCCATCAAGACAATGGGCGCACCATGTGGTGTAACCATCATGATGGGACTTGCTCGACTTTCTGAACTTATCCATCGGTAGATTGCGACTGCATCTGGTACACACTTTTCTGTGTTCCACCGGCGCAGATTCGGTTTTAGGTGTGATTTGTTTCTGCTCAACTCTTGGCAATGGGTTGACTATCTTCTCCACAGGTCTGCTTGATGCAACAGGCTGTGTTTGGTTTTGCCTTAGAGACTCAATAGCTTTTTGCTTAGCTAATTGTTTGTAGTAATCAGATATCACCGCGTTGTCATAATCCGTCTGTGCGACGTTCACTGTATTTGGTTTAGTGTATTGGGTTGATACACTGTCTATAACCTGTCGTTCACGTATGCTGATTTCGCCGTCATCCGTTTTTATCTTGCGATCTCTGGTTATCTCAGTTCTGTTTGTCACTCTGGTTTTGTTCTGGTTGATGAGGTACAAAATCACAACCACAACGCCCACCACAACCCAAAAAATTTCCATATGGTAATGCTCTTAAAAATTCGTGATAGGTAGAAACATAATCTGACATTTGACAAGAGAAAACCCTGATATTTAAACAGTGGTGTGCTGCGTGGTGAAATGTACTGCGGCATAAATAAGCCCACCGCATGGTGGGCTTTATCATTACTGCCCGCCCGGGCGAGAGTCAGCCGAACGACCACCACAACGTGAACCGTCAGCAGCGGTATCGTCAGGATGCTGGCAGTTTCCGGCATAGGCCTGCGTTACGGAGCCCAAAGAGAGCATAACAAATAACACTGCGAATAATTTTTTCATGTTTTTCCTTGTGTGTAGTTTCTGAAACCTGATTAAGAACAGGTACCACCTTTATGGTGGGAGCCTGTGCCGCCATGCGGATGGGTGCCTTTCGGGCAAGCCATCGCTGACACGGACATCACGCCAAACATTGCAACCAGTAACAGAGCGATTATTTTTTTCATTCGTCATTCCTTAATCATTGCCATAGGGATAATCCCAAAACCACTATAGCACCTGTTTCATTTCATGAATCCTGAAAAATGATCAGCTTTTGCCCAGTGTGAGAGGCCCTATCAAAATCTTCCTTGCCACTTAAATCAGCCATCCCGGCCGGGAGGTAAGGAACGATGAAAATGACACACAGGGTTTCCGAGGTCATCACCTACGGGACGTCAACAGTCAGCGCTACGTATTGGTTTTCGCAGCTGCTTGATTCATACACCCCCGGCCAGTGGGCAGCTATTGGCGTCATTGGCAGCTTGGTGTTCACCGCTTTGACCTTTCTCGTAAATATCTACTTCAAATGGCTCGCGTATCGCCGCGGCAAGTTCTCGGAAGAATAATATGGCTTCGACCAAAGCAAAGCTCAGTGCAGCCATGCTGGCGCTAATTGCCGCCGGTGCATCCGCGCCAACGCTCATGGATCAGTTCTTGAACGAGAAAGAGGGCAACAGTCTAACTGCATACCTTGACGGGTCTGGTGTCTGGACTATTTGTCGGGGGGCAACCCGCATTGACGGCAAGCCAGTAACGAAGGGGATGAAGTTGACGCAGGCCAAATGCGACCAGGTGAACGCTATTGAACGTAACAAGGCCCTGGCATGGGTTGACCAGAACATCAGGGTCCCGCTGACGGCACCACAGAAAGTTGGTATCGCCAGCTTCTGCCCGTACAACATCGGGCCGGGGAAATGTTTCCCCAGTACGTTCTACCGCAAGCTGAATGCGGGCGACCGTAAAGGGGCGTGCTCTGAAATTCGTCGTTGGATCTTTGATGGTGGCCGTGACTGCCGCCTCACCAAAGGCCAGAAGAAAGGTTGCTACGGTCAGGTTGAGCGACGTGACCAGGAAAGCGCCTTGACGTGTTGGGGGATCGATAAGTGAAACCAGAATCCATCGCCGCGGCAGTTATTATGCTTCTTCTTATCATCGGGCTCACAATCGCCGCAGGGCTGGGCTATCGATATAGCTCGGCATCCAGCAGAGCTGAAACTGCTGAAAGTCAGGTGACGCTGCAGGCAAGGGTTATCCAAATACAGGCGGACAATATCGCTGCTTTTCAAACTATAAGCGGCGATGTCCAGGAAAAAAACAGGGCGGTAGATGCCGGTACAGAGGAAAAAACCATTGAATATCGAACGATTCTCAAGCGCGAAAAAACGTGTGATATGCCTGTTCCTGCTGACGTTTCTGGTGGGCTGCTCGAATACACGAACAGTTTACGTTCCAGCGCAGTGCACACCAATACCGACGGATCTGACAAGCCCAGTACTGGCACCATTACCGCCGGCGAACTGACATATTGCCAGGCTGTTTTATGGATAACCCCATTACTTGCTGCCATTGAAAAAGCAAATAACCAGCTGGCTGGTATTCGCCAGATTGAACAGAAAAGACAGGAGACAAAATGACGAACGTGCAAACGGGCTTACTTTACTTCAGCGTAGTGGTGTCGGCTCTATATCTGGTAGCGGGCGGTTACAAGTCAATCCGGGCCTACTTCCAGAAAAAATTTGATGATGCTGTCGCAGCCAAAGCATCGGAAACCACCGAGAAATAACCCCTCAGGGCCACATATTGCGGCCTTACTTTTGCCCAGCTTCAAAACGATTCTGACAATGCCACCATGTCGAACTGTTTTGGAGTAGATGATGGTCGAGAACGACACTTCATCGGTTGAGTATCAGCTATCAACCAGCACTGGCCCTTTTAGCATCCCTTTCTACTTCATTGAAAACGGGCATATTGTCGCGGAACTGTATACACAGAACGGTGACGACTTTAACAAAACTACGCTGACAATTGACGTTGATTATTATCTGAACGGCGCCGGCGATAAGAATGGCGGTCAGCTGACTTTGCTCTCCGCACACAGTGGCGCTACGCTACTGATTTATCGTGATCCCGATGCGACCCAGTTAACCAGTTATCTGGCGACCGGTAAGTTTCCTGCGACAAGCCATGAACGCGCGCTTGATAAGCTGACGATGCTTATCCAAAAATTTGGTTGGTGGTGGGACTCTTTGGCCCTGAAAAAGCCAAATATCTTCGCTAACTATTATGACGCGCTCAATAACCGTATTCGTAACCTGCGTGATCCTTCACTGGCGCAGGATGCCGCAACAAAAAGCTACGTCGATAGTAGTGATATCGATCTGCAGCAGCAGATAACCAGCAACTTTAATCGTTCACTGCGTGTCCCTGACTCCTATATAAGCCAGCTACCATCGGCCCAAGATCGCGCCTGGAAGGGGCTGGGTTTTGACGGTGCTGGTCAGCCTAAATTGCAGGACCCTGCAGGGACGGGGCTATGGGGATACGTTCCGGCCATAGGTTCGTTTGAGCAGGGATCGCTACTTACTCAACGTTTTGAGGTTCTTCTGTGGGAATCCACGGACGAATACTGGCGCTGGGATGGGGCAATGCCGAAGATCGTTCTACCAGGTAGCACACCGGATACGGCTGGCGGACGGGGTAAAGGAAAGTGGCTGGATGTCACCGATGCGACTCTTCGCTCAAACCTGGGTTCAGACGAAGAAGGGTTGGGTGCTGATTTAGTCAACACGGTTCTTGATATTTCTGTCGGTAAGTACATCCAAAATGCATCGCCGAGGATCTCAGATTACAAAGTCACAAAAGGCGCTGATGCGACTCTGGCATTTGCAAAGGCATTTGCTAAAGCAGTTGAAACTACTGGTGTTGTAATTGTCGATGTTAGCTGTGTTCTGACGACAGCAGTTGTGCCTGAGGGTGTGACTGTAAGAATTTGCGACTACGTAACGGTAACTCACCCGGACAACGCACCGGCGTCCATGTTTATTTTATCCTCCGGCTCGGTAATCAAGGGAAATAATAAAAAAGGTCGCCTGAGGGGTAACTCCGCGAATCAGTCATCGATACGGTGCTGTATCAGTGCTGTAGGCGTGACGGACGCCGGTGTCGATGGCATCGATATTCGCGATTTCAACAGCTACGGCGCGTATTTTGAGAACTGCGAAGACACGTTCTGCAAATACTCAACAATACGCGATATCACTGGCGGGGCGGTCGAAACTGCCGCGGGTCAGTACATTACCAACTGCATTAGTCACGAGTCAGAACGTAACGACATCCGGGATACAGGAAGCAACGGCATTAAGTTCCGTGCAGATACCGGCGGGCTGACGCGAGCCTGTAGCTCATCACACGACAAAATATTCCGGGCTGGATTTATTGGAATTGCGCACGGAAAGGTGCAGGACCACGTGACAAGTTACGCGTACTGCGAAAACTGTGTTGATAACGGCCTTGATATGAACGGATGCCAGAACTGCACTTTCAGCCATTGCATATCTGTTGGGTGTCAGGATGGCTTTTATATGGGGGAGAATGGAATAAATAACTGTCATATCGTTAATTGCATCGCGAGAAACTGTCGGCGTTCTGGTATCGGTAGTCTTGGCTCTCTGGTTATGTGTACAGCCATCAACCCTACTATTGATGGCTGCGGAGCTGGTATTTACTGCTCTGGTTTTAACGGGTTCAAAATACACGGTGGTGAGATTATGAACTGCGTTAAAAGAGTCTACGTTGATAACGAGGATAAAAATAACCCCAACAAAATGAGTACCGGTATCGGGATTGATATTCAGTCTGACCTTTCCGGCCTTCCTGCATGTACCACGCCTGATATTGAGGGGGTGACGTTCCTGAATAACGCAGGGCATGACATCGCTTTTGGGGGTGGCCGGCTCCAGTCGATTGCCGTTACTGCCGGGGGGAGTGGCTATACCACTGCGCCAACGGTCACGATTTCAGGTGGTGGCGGCACTGGTGCTTTAGCGACAGCTACCGTATCCGGTGGCGCAGTGACAAAGATATCTGTGCTGTATAAGGGCTTTGGCTATACCACTGCGCCAACTATTGCTATCTCAGGTGGTGGCGGCAGTGGTGCTACGGCGACCGGGACAGTGAGCAGCGGAGGCGTAATAGGTCAGCTCCAACTTGGGCGCTGCTCATTCAAGGACAGCAGTGGAGACGGCAAAATATACTACGGTACCGCAACCCTCGCAGACAGCCAGATAAGTAACAGCATGGGGTATATCGTCTCCAGAACGCAGACGTACAATTTGGCTGGCGATGGTACTACAGTTGAGTTTACGCTTTCACTGCCAGAAGAAGTCACTGACGCAAATTACCGTATTGTCTCTGTCGCACCTGACTGGTTAACAACTGCCAGATATCTGGATAATACCAAAGGCACTTCATATTTCGGTATTACGTTTGGCAGCGCTCCGCCATCCGGAACGCGTCGCCTGAATGTCACGTTTGAACGTCTGCGCCCGGCCCACTGATTGAGGTTGATAATGGCCACTAAAAAATTTATTGAACTGGAGGTCGGGGACGTCATCGTCCCCGTTCCGGGAATGGAAATCAATGTAACTGAAGCACCAGTGCTAACCAAAACAGATGATGGTGAAAATTACACACTGAAAGGGATACGGGATGGTAATGAAGTTGGTTTAGCTGGATTTTATAGTTCAGCTATTAAAGTCAAATAATGAACGTTCTTTTATCAAAATGAACCAGGAAAATCTAAGATTGTTAGTCTAATGCAATATCCCGCCGGTAGTGGCGGGATTGTCATTGATGCCAGGGCTTACTTTACGTAATATAACTCTGAGTACTTATCTGACAGCTCAGAGTAAAGGGCGAATGCTTTCGCTGTACTTTCTGTAGGCAAGCCTCCTGAGTCCGTGAATATTTCACCGCGAATAACAACCCTCTCGCCTTCCTGCTGAGCGCTTGTCACAAGCATGCCTTTAATATAGCCGTCCATATTAACTATCTCTGAGTTGGCAATGCTTATCACTTCTTTCTCTGATATTTCTTTCATAGCTCTTTTATCCAGCCGTTAATTGCACCGCCTGAAGGTGCGCCAGTGATAGTAACAATTGTGAATCCGTCACCTGAACCAGATAACGTCATTCCCAGAGTGTCACCGTTACCAAATATCTCTTTGTTTACATCTATGCTGACTACGTTCCAGTCAAAACGGCCTGCCAGTCGTATCGTGCGGGATTCGCCAAGTACATTAAAATGGAACGCACAAAGATTTGAACACCCTCCGGTGCCAGTTGAAGTCCATGGTATCCATGTTTTTATTGTGACAACTGAGCCGCTGTAGGTTACTGAGCAATTTGGTATTTGCTGATTAACGTAATTATACACTGAGCGGTACTTTTCAAATGTATACGCGCCGTTTCCACTGCGTAAATCAATCTCCGGGGATGATGTGGCCGCTGAGTTCCCCCCGCGTATAACGCGCAGAATATTTGTTGCATTCAGATTAAATCTGGAGAAATCTGAATCAGTCTTGTAACCAACAAAAACTTCATTGCCGAACACATTGGCTCCGGGAGCATTGATGTAAAAATCATAGTCAGGGCTGCGACTGTCGTGCGTAAATCTGTTGGGGCCGATTTCTGAGTCGCGCAAAAAGCCAAACGTCATTGGAGTAACTGCGGTCGCCCCTGCCTGTGCAGTCAACAAATTCGCTTTCATCCAGTTATTTTTTATTCTGAATCCGCGTTTGTCGTTATTGTCACCGATAATATGCTTAACAACAGCTTCAACGTGGTTATCTTCAATAACGCAGTTAGCCATTTCGCATGTGAGATTGACCCCTATGTGCATTCGGTGAAATCCGTTTCCGGTTAATCGCATGCTGTAACTGCCCCCATATCCCCCGGTGGTAATAGTCAAAGCCGCATAGTTATCGTTCCACCCGTCATTACCTTCGAACGTATTTCCTGATATCTCCGTCCAGTCTACAAAGTCCTTCATGATGGCGGGTGCCCAGACTGTATTACCCGTCACTCTTAACCCCCATGAATGCGAAGTGACCCACGATTGCTTCAGAGATTTATGAAATGTGACGCCGGCAATGTATGTATTATTGTTAAGTCGATGCCCACGGACGCCCAGCGCTGCATTCTTTAATGTACCGCCTACTATTGCAGCACCTGAAACATAATGGGTGCCATTCCCTGTATTGCCGGTTCCGTACTCAGTGGTGATATCAACAAGCTCACCATTAACAATAGCGCCAGCTTTTATAAGAGTGTTTTCATTATCTCCGGTGAGTGTCACACCTCTTAAATCCAGAGTCACATCGGTAGGCCAAAGTACAGAGCCTCCCGATATGAGATATATGCCCGGCTCGGGTTTGATTACCCCACCGCCAGCAAGAGAAAGCTTTTTTATTGCAGTGTTGAATGCAAATAAACTGTTATTAACACCGTTATTATCAGCTAATGGAACCTGAGCAAGATACTCACCAACAGTCCCGACTGGATACTGTAAAAATGGGTCAAACCCAGAAAGTCCTGCGCCTTCGTCTGAACCCAGGTTTACGCGAACAATCCCGGCAATTTACAATCAGCTATTTCAAAGGGTTGCATAATGCTGATTGGCTACGCGCGGGTATCTACCGGCGATCAAAACCTCGATTTACAGAAAAATGCGCTGGTTCGCGCAGAATGTGAGCTAATTTTCGAAGATACTGCCAGCGGAAAGAATGCAAAGCGGCCCGGATTACGGAAAGCCATTCGCCGTCTTAAACCAGGTGATTCGCTGGTGGTCTGGAAGCTGGATCGCCTCGGTCGCAGCGTGCGTGACCTCATCACGCTGGTGTCAGAGTTACAGGAGCGAGGAATACACTTTCGCAGCCTGACCGACAGCATTGATACCAGTACGCCCGCTGGCCGCTTTTTCTTCCACGTCATGAGCGCCCTGGCGGAAATGGAGCGCGAGTTGATAGTGGAGCGTACCCGAGCCGGTTTAGCCGCTGCGAGGGAGCAGGGAAGGGTCGGCGGCCGCCGCAGAGTTATGACCAGGGAGGTAGTGAAACGCTGCCGCCAGATGCTGGCGAATGGAGCCAGCCGGCAGCAGGTTTCCGCGGTGATTGGTGTCGATGTGAAAACCATCTATCGCTATTGCCCCGCATCAGAGGTCATCGTCGATAAGAAATAGCGAGGGCGAATCCATCCCGGCATCCAGATAATCGATCGCTCTCTGGAGTTGATGGAGCAAGGCTTCCGCTCTATCCCTGGAGATACAACAAAACAGGTCAGGAAACTCTTTCAGTGGCCAGTGAGGTACGGACGCCATATTGTCAGTAAAAGTAGCATTGAGGAACACCTGACGGGTTAAAACCGAATGGCTGACATTAAAGCCAGTCAGTTCTGGAATGCTCGATACGTTGGATTCTCTGTTGATCAT